CTCGTAGTTTACACTTCTTTCTTGCTGTTTTTCCTGTGGTTTGTATATGGCTTACCTCAATGGGCATATGCACCATGGCCTTCAACTTGAATGGTTTTAACTTTAACCAATCTATAGTTGATGCTAATGGCAAAATCGTACCAACATGGGCAGACGTACTTAACAGAGCAAACTTAGGTTTCGAAGTTATGCACGAACGTAACGCTCACAATTTCCCACTTGATCTTGCATGTGTTGAGTCTACTTCTGTAGCTCTTACAGCTCCTGCAATAGGTTAATCAGGAAACTTAATTTAAATTAGATCAGCCTTTTATTGACCCCTCTTAACGAGGGGTTTTTTTATAGCTACCATTAATATAATTAGATAAACTAAATATTATGAATAAGAATTATTGTTTGTTTAATCATCCTAATAAGCATAAAGTTAATCGAATACTTTTTAAAGAAATTAAAAAGAATGTAACTAGGGTTTTAGAACAAGAGAAAAATGATGAAAAAATTGATAGAACTACGTATGATATACCTGAACCAGGTACAGTTGTAAACCAAATATCTATAGAAAAGAGTGAACAACCTTTAACATTTGGTTATATACATAAAAGTCATAGTAAAGAAATAAATGATTTATTGAATTGGGTACAGTCGTTAATTCCTAATGCTTGTTGGGAGTTAACCACAAAGGACTTAGATAAACCCAAAGAAACTCAAAAACAAAATAAAAAAGACGCATTTGAGCATGTAAAAGAAGAAACAAAAAAAGGAGTAGACGATTATTATGGAGGAGATCACGTAGGATACAATTTCTATCGTTTTGGAATAGAAGAATGTTGGACTATTCTTTTTGCAAAAGGAGAGGGTGTTCCTATACATAATCATTTTCCTTATCCTTTAACCTTTTGTTATTATGTAAAAAAGCCTAAAGATTCTCCAAATGTGTTTGTCGAAGGTAAGGAAATAGAAGTAAGAGCAGGACAGGTTATGTTCTTATTAGGAAATCAAGAGCATAGTGTCCCTCCATGTCTTGTAAAAGATAGATGTGTAATTGTTGGAAATATTTTATATAAACCACGAAATTCTAAATTATTTATTCCTCTCTCCTGACGATAAGGTTTTCTTTTTATATACCTTCTATACAATAGATAAAAGATTTAGAATTATGAACCCAGAAGAAGTACAAGATCTAATTGATCAATCTATAGAGATTGCAATAACTAGGCATAATCGAAACGCCAGTATGGTAAGTATGGCTTTAGGGTTCTGTTTTATGGGTGCTTTTGTTGATGGTCTCTTTAGAGTTTTAGGAATAGTTCCTCCTTTCATGGGTTTAGATGTAAGCATTATTCCAGAAATTGCAAAACATTGGACAGCTTAATTGTTACAATTCAGTGGGTGTTTTACACCAGTTTGTTATTAGCATTAGTTATACAAGGTATTAGTAGTACCAATGAAAGATGAGATATTTTTATATGCTCAAATTAAAGGTAATCACGATTTACATGTGTTAATTTATAGAAGTAACTTAATATTACTTAACAATGACTCCTGAAGCAGAAAGGTTCAACGGATGGGCAGCAATGCTAGGTTTTGTAGCAGCTCTCGGTGCATACGCAACGACTGGACAAATCATTCCAGGTATATTTTAATTTTTAACATTTAACAATGACTCAAATCACAGAAAGTGGCGGTAGGCAGAATATTTTCCCTACAGAGCCAGCAGTACTTGTGGATACTAACTACACTAGCTATCCAGAAGATGCAGAAAGAACTAACGGAAGATGGGCAATGATAGGCTTTATTGCTTTACTTGGTTCCTACATAACAACTGGTCAAATTATTCCTGGTATATTCTAATGACAACTAAAACAGCAGTAATCGAATCTCAGAAAATCTGGGCAGAAAAATGGAATGGCAGACTAGCAATGCTTGGTCTAGTTGCAGCAGCAACAAGTGACATTCTTACAGGACACATGTTCTTTGGTATCTTCTAATGAGTGATGCCATGTCACAGTCATATCATGAGGTCATGGAAGTATATAAACAACCAATTTCAATTAGATATGTCCCTAGAATTATTGGATGGGGATCTCTTTTAAGTTTTGCGGTTGGTTTATATCAAGTTGCATGATAATTCAAAACAAAAAAATAGCCCAGTAAAATTAATTACTGGGTTTTTTATTGAGTATTAAGCTTTCAAGCTGCGATGGAATCGTGGTCAATTACAGGAATAAGGTTCTTTTTCCTTAATTCACCTCTTACATTATCAATGTTGTATTTGTAATCGTCACGAGAGAAACAGTTTTCAAAAGCTAAGTAATGTGGACCTAAACTTAGAGTCCCATCATCTCTGTATTTAAATAAAGTTTTCTTGTCGATTCCAAGAATCCTAGCTGCTTTTAGGGATGTTACCCATTCTGAATTGGTTTTCATTGACACTATATGTAGTACCTACGTAAAATACCTACGCTATATCTAGTGTCAATTTTAGTTAATGTTTTCTTAAGTATTAAGTTCGGTGTAGGTCGCTTTAAAATAAGATAACTGCAATATGGAGTATGTTTAGGAATGAACAGGAACCCTTATCCCTGCTCTATGAACTCACTCCCCGACTAGCGAAAAAACGATATCGACAATCAATCTATGAAGCCTGGAACCATAGCTGTGGTTATTGTGGGGAAACGGCAACATCTCTCGACCATATAGTTCCAAGATTTCGTTCAGGCTCTAGTAATAGAAATAATTTAGTACCTGCTTGCAGGAGTTGTAATGCAAATAAAGGAAGCCAGAATATGAAAGATTGGTATAAACAACAAGATTTCTTTGATGAGCTTAAACTGATTAAGTTAGTAGAATGGGCTGAACAGGATTTATCTGAAGTTATTTGTGTTACTGCATATAATCAATATAGAGATGCTATGACTGCTTAGTTTTTAATAATGTATGAGAAAATAGTAATACTAAGGAGGACTAGTTATGGGATTAACTTATAATCCTAACAATGAAAATTTTTTTGATATAACGAACGAGAAAACGGATCATAAGACGGACCATAAGACCAATTATAAAACTGATCATGTACTAAATCATTCAGAAAGAGTATGTAGTGGACCGTTTTGGAGAAGGAGATGTTGGACAAACAATTGGACTACGCCTGATACTAAGAAGAACAACAGAAACAAAGAGATGAATGATGGTAATACTAAGCTGAATAATGATAATAAAGCTTTGAATAAGAAGAATACTAAGAGAAATAATGCTTATGCAGATGCTGTAACTACAGCTAAAACAACACAGTCTGGAGAATATGCTGTTAAAAGAAATGAGATTAGAACTTCAGATACTGATAATGAAACTAAATCTGCCATAGAAGGCGTATTTAAAGCTTTTTACAGAGACAAAAAACTCCAAACGTGGGATTCTAATTTAGGCACTAAACCTGACTATGGAGATTTTGATCCTTCTTATTATGGGAAGATTTATACAAACGTTAAGAATAAGTATAAACAATATGAAGACGATGATGATATAGATGTAACCGAGGGTTATGGAAAGGAGAACTATTATTACTGGCATTACACTAATCAGGGTAAAGCAGAAGGTAAACGAGGAAATAAAGCTGAAGTGTTGGCACAGGCTAGAGATTATCTAGAAGAATCTCCAGAGTTCGCTGAAGGAGGTTGGGAGAATCAAACAGATACTGAATTAGCTTTTATAAGAGATCAGCAACTAGGTATAGGAGATAATCAAACTGAAAGATTTTTAAATGTACCAGAGATTGCAAACCTTTGGGAAGAAGCAAAGCAAGCAAGTCAAGAAGGAAGATCTAATCATTTTATCAATCTTGGAAAAGAATACTTTTTAGATGTAAATAAACCAGAGGAATTTACGGCTTTATTTCGTTTGTCTACTAGACCTGAAGATAAACAAATTAGTTTTGACTATAGTTTAGAAAATGGAAATCCTACAGGACTGACTGAGTTAGAAGATACCATAACGGGGGCAATAGGTGCTCAGGGACTTACGGATACCACAAAATTTGCAGCTTTAAATCAAAATATTCTTAAAGATTCAATAAATGAATTAAAGAAAGCTAAATTAAAAGAACAAGAATTGGAAATGCTACAAGGTTTTGGTACTTTTGGAGAAATCTTTGATATAAATAAAACTTTAACTGATTCTTTGTTGAATGATACTGGCATAGGAGGTTATCTGCCCTTTGCAGGCTCTAAAAGTGGGTTTGATCCAGAATCCCTAGAGGAGCAACTTAAAGGTGTTACAGGGGTTAGAAATGAGGTTGTATATAATTGGCAGGAATGGTTTGATAATAGCATTAAAGAAAAATACCAACAAGATCTTGATTTAGGTTTTTCTATAGAGGAAGCGGAAGATAATGTACGTATACAAAAAGAATTTGCAGAGTCTTATATTGAAAATTATTTATCACCTAGATTTGATGAATCTCGTTCCATGAATGAGTTTGTGGAGTATTTAGATGTTAGACAAGAGGAACAGAACCCTTTTCAAACACAAAGTTTACTGAACGCTTTGAATGAAATAGGAAATAGGAGAGCAAACACTTTCTTAGATCAGATAAGACAAGAGGCTGCCGATGCAGGAGGAAAGCGAGGTTTTAATTCCTCTTTCTACTTTGATCCTACTGTCAGTGAAGGAAGTGCAGAAAATGAAAAGTATATAAGGCAGAGAGATACAATTGCTGCTGACTGGGATCAAGCAAGGGATAATCCCGATTCTCTCATAGAAGGCTTAGGATATGACACTACCTGGAAAGCACAGGCATACAGATATGGAACTGATATTAATAACCAAGATCAATTTGCTCGTTTACACTACCAGATAAAAGGTAAAAATCCAGATTTTAGATTTGATGCGGCAGAGGATATTGTAACTTACGATAAAGTAAAAAACCTCTTATATGACAACATTTTACCTGCTTTAGAAAAGGAAGTAAAAAACACTAAAACAATATTTGGTAATTTTATAAAACCAGAGGAGTTTGCCGACGACATGTTGGAAGGTTTAGATCCTGATACACCTGAAAGTTGGGATGCAGCTTTAGAAGAATTAGGACTGGAGGATTTTCAAGGAACTCTAGAAGATTTAAAAGAGTATATATCCAGTACTTTAAGAACAGGATCTGCTGAAGATATAAGAGCACAGATTAAATATTTAAATAAAAAGCGTAAAAAACCAGACCAATATTTATTAGGTGTTGAATATATTGCAAGAGACGAAGATTATAAACCAGCAGATAAGTTAGAAGGAGATACACAACTGTATAAAATATTTCAAGATGGAGGATATGAAGGATCGGAAGAAGACTTTTATGAGAATGTGTTTCCTGATTTAGATCCAAGTTCACAGGAAATATTGTCTCAAGCTGGGTCTAAAGATGGGAGAATAACATTAGAGGGATTCGGAAAAGATTACTCAAACGATCCTTTTGCTGCGTTTGCTGGGATATCCAAGATTACTGGCAGTGACTCCGATATCTTTGGAGGCGTAGATAGAGACGAAGATGAAGATGAAGAAAAAGACGTAGCCGACTCATTCAGAATATTTGCTGATGATGATGACGATGACGAAGATGAATATGATGACCTATTCGGTGTAGGTTCATATAAGAAGAGTAAATCAGGACAAGAAATATTAAGCAATTACACCAAAGGTTTCAGTAGTTTCTTTTAACTTTACACATGTCAGATAAACGTAAAAAAGCAGCAAGTGTAGCAAAAATAGCTAAGGATAAATTGGCATGCAATAAAGCAAAGAAAACTCCTAAACATCCTACTAAGTCTCATGTAGTAAAAGCATGCAAGGATGGTAAAGAAAAGATTATAAGATTCGGTCAACAAGGTGTAAAAGGAGCTGGTAAAAATCCTAAAACATCAAAAGAAAAAGCCCGTAAGAAGTCTTACTACGCCAGACATAATGCACAAGACTCTAAACCAGATATATTCTCAGCTAGATATTGGTCTCATAAGGTGAAATGGTAAATAAAATTGTGTATGATTATAGTAAGAAGTAATTACTATTATGTCCGGTTTTTCTAAAGCCATAGAGTTAATTTGTAAGTATGAAGTTTATAACGAACAGTCCTATTGTGATCCAGTAAGTAATAAAGAACCTTACACATTTGGATATGGGACACAATACTATCCAGATGGATCACCAGTTAAAAAAGGACACCGCTGTACTCAGAAGAAAGCTTTAGACTTTTTATTACATGAATTATATGTAATTGATGCTGAACTAGATAAATTACAGCTAGATATTGATAGTTCAATGAGAGAATCTTTGATATCTTTTATACATTCAATAGGATGGGAAGCTTTTTTATACAGCAGTGTAGTTGATTATATCAGTGCTCAAAAGTACCATGCTGCCGCAGATGAGATGAATCGTTGGATATTTGACCATAATCATCAGGCATTAGGTCATCTATTACATAGAAGACAAGAAGAAACTACTTTATTTTTATCAGAACTAGATACCAATGTATCTGCGTTACCAAACATTCTTTTAACAGCTGTCAAAGAGTACTGCGGTCACCCAAATCAAATACAGGCACTGGTAAATTTAGAGCAGAGAATGAACCCTTATATACTTACTGAGTTCATGAATACCTTCGCAATTGAGGTAAAAGATATAGGACCTACTGTAGGAAACGACACATATTACGAACTTACCTATGGTGATTTTGATAGATAGGCGTAGAATAGGTGTAGAAAATAGTAACAACTAATGGAAAATTCAGTTGAGCCAAAAGCATTCCAACTGCCGTTAGAGCTACAGTTTTCCATGAGGAAAGCTGAGATGAGAGCCACCGAGATGACTTGGGATCAGCTTTACTTTGCCTTGTTAAGCTTGTATCACCAACGTCTAATGGAATGGTATGCTCTCAAGTCTCTTATGGCAGAAGAAAATGTTGATATAGATTTTGATGTTCCAACGGACATTGAACTATTAGATCTTGTCGCCAAATCTAAAAAACATCTTGAAGAAGAATTAGATGAAGACGACGATGAACCTCTAGCCATTTAAGTTTATTAGCCTGTTTAAATACCAATTAGCTTTCTTTAAGGACTCTGTTCCTCCTTTTTTACGTTCACGCCACATATACTTAGCTACATTACCTTTTAAATAACCACGGAATTCTTCTGGCGTAAGCTGTGCTTCTATTGCATCTATGCATTCCACAGCACCAGCTGCATAGTGCATTGGTTTATCTACAGGATCAAAAAAATGTAAAGGCTTTTCAAGAGAAGGCATAGGACAGAAGCCATCAGTACATTCTTCCATTGTCTTATTTACTTC